CATAATCCGTATCAAATATCACATCAGGATGATGGAATACGGAGGTGAATGTGTCAGATTTCGAATAGGTTGTTGAATTTAACCCTAAATATTTAGACACGTATCTGAAATCGCCCCTACCTCCAGTTAAATCACATATCGATACATTTTTATCTAATTGCCACTTAGTCTTTAATGTCTGAAACAGTGCAAGTTGTGGAATCAAGGAATCTGAACCCGTGGGACTTTCAAAAATTCTTGGGTCTGAACCTGACAGAACACATTTCTGGGCAAATTTACACAGGGGTTGCAATCTTTCTAATGTCATCATAGATGTGTAAGAAATAGGTATCAATGAATAATCTACAGTTATACCATTCTGGATTATACTTTCATCACCTTTTAATGTAGTTATCGGCCTCAAATTGGGTAAATTTCCTGGGATAATTATATCCGCCAATTCATTATTCTCACTAATGTCTTCCAGGATATTTAAAATTTCTTCTTTATTGGATATTACCAGATTATTCAGGTAATCAATGCCCAAAAGTTGTGCTTGAATTTGTAATTCCGGATTTAAAAGAGTTAAACTTATTTTCCAGAGATTGTCTTCTATCGCGTTCCTATGAGCTGTCCAGAAGTCAAATTTGATTGACGTATCAGTCCTAGTAACGTGAAAATGAAAAAATATTATTTGTTCGCATATCAGGGTTATTCCCATTTTTAATTTCACATCGTTATATTCTGTCAATTTGTTCTGAAATTGAGCTAATCTTTTTGACAAATTCTTGCTGATCCTATTTGAAGTTGAGAGTGCAAGACATCTTCTGACCACTTCATCATATTCTCTCATCTTTGGTTTGAATTCTCTTATATAATCTATGCATTGATTTTGTAATTGTAGCAATAGTTTATCTCCTTTATTTACTACAGTGATCATTTTTCTTTCTATTAAGCCTGATTCTAAGTTGGAGGCTAAATAAGTTAATTGCTCATCTTCTGTTTTATTCTCAAGAGAAAAATCTAACTTTTCCAATTTTGAAAGTAGAGGTTTCCACAGTCTGAGATCTATGTAAACTGGACCAATTGACATGTGTTCTCTGTCTATATGTCTAGAATACTCGATTATCAGATCTTGTATTAACCGATGTCCGACTTTCATGGTTGTTGATAATTCTAACTCATTGGGGATCAATGATAGATCATAGATATTTTCGCAATGTAGATAACCTGCAGCTAAATATCTAAACCTCAATTGGGATATATCATGATTTCTGAATTTAGAATAATTAGTATACTTATTTATCTGCAAGTGTTCTGTTGCACGTGGAATTATGTGTTGTACATCTTCTATTCCAGTCATTCTCTTGAAATTGTAACGTCTAACTAAACCTCCAAGTTTCGATGATTTGGATCTAATTACGGCTGATAACAATATTCTCAATCGCAGATAATCAAAATTTAT